CTTGTATTAACTCTATAAAGTGAAGGACTTCCAACTTCTGGATAAGTTTTTGCACCTTTAGCGCAAGTATAATTTAATCCCCATACTCTAACTTTATCACCAGTTGATAATCCGTGTGTTGGAGTTGTGATTGTTATAATTCCTGTAGTATGATTATAAACACCATTTGATACTGCTAATGTATTATCGTCTGCTTTTCTAACTGTACCACCACTAACATATGTATGAGCATATGTTGAAGTACCCATTTGAACTTCAAACGTTGTTGTACTTGGTGTTGCTGAAACTGTTAATTCTTTTGAAGCATAACCTTGAACTTCATCATATAAGTCTTGCGTTCCACCTGTACCACCTGATGTGTTTTCTATTTCTCTAATTGAATTTGATTTTGCGTGTTTACAAGCATATGCCAATGTTTTGTAAGGCAATGCTTCTGTTCCTGGTCCACCGTCTGTTCCTTTTGGTGCAACCCATAAAACGTTTTTACCTGAAATTCCACTCCATAAAATATCATCTCCATCATTAGTTAATACTCCACCTGGAAGTCCTAAAGGTAATCTTGCAACACCACCAGAGTCTTGAACAATCAAGTCCCCGATTGATGTCATTACAGCAGCAGTATCTCCTTGAGCAATTGCTTGCCAAGTAGTTGCGTCTGAACCTGGAGTTACGTTAAGAACTTGGTCTTTTAAATTTACATAAGAGTTTGAAGCATATCTTACTGTATCGCCAATAGTATATGTTGTAGTAGAAGCGTAATTACCTTGCCATTTAAATCCTTCAACAACTGCTTTCCAATAAGTTGAATTAACAGCACCTGTTGCTTGTGCAGGTCTTTGATTTTGTGCGTCTAATATACAAACATAAGAATTACCACCATACTGAACTGTATCACCAGTTTTGTATAATGTTCCGTGGACATAAAGTCCAGTTGCGTTGAAACCTGTTGTTATTACATCCCAATAAGCATTATAAGCAGGAGTTTGTCCTGTAGTTTCTTCAGCATTAATATATGCATAAGAATACCCACCATAAGTTACTACATCACCTTTTTGGTAAAGTGTAGTTGCGTCATAAGAATCTTCAAATTGTAATCCTTCTGAATAAACAGAAAAGTTTGCTTGAGCAAAATCTGATAAATTAGCACCTGAAGTATGAGCAGTTGTACATCTATATTGGTATGAACCAAATTTTACAACGTCATCTAATTTGTAAAATGTATTAACTTGAAAGTCGCCTTTAAATGCTAAACCTTCACTAAATAAAGTAAATTTTGTTAAGTCTATATTTGGATCACCACCAGCTGCTGATGTGTATTCAGTTGTACATCTATATTGTCTTCCACCGTATTTAACTATATCATTTAATTTGTATTGAGTTGAAGAAGCGTAATCACCTGTAAAGTTAATACTATCTACAAACTGTTCAAATTTTGAAGAGTCTAAAACTAAACTTGCTGATGTGTGAGCTGTTGTACAACGGTACTGTTTACCACCATAACTAACTAGGTCGTTTAATTTGTACCAAGTTGTATTGGCATAAGCACCTTTGAAATAAACTGATTCGCCGTGTACTTGCCAGTAATCTGTATATGTTCCAGGACTTGTATAAAATAAGTTTTCGTTTGCTGGTGATACGTGGTTTTGAATACACACATAAGTATTACCACCATATTTTGCTATATCATCAAGTGAGTAAGTGGTGCTTGCTTGCCAATCACCTCTCCATTTAAATTTTATTCGTCCTAGTTTGAAATCTGCCATTTTCTCTCTTTTTCCCTAATATTTATTCATTTAAACAGCACTTTGGTATGTTGTTGTTGCTACACTTGCCGTTGTGCTTTCAAACGTTTCAAAGTCATCACTTGTTAGTGCTGTCCTTGTAATTCCTTTTTTACTTCTTTTAACTAAATCTCCACTAGTACTATTTATAAGAAAACTAGTTGTAGTATCGTCTGAATAATTAATTTGTTGAAACTTATCGCTATCATTATTGTAGTATCTTCTCTTAACCACACCAACCACAATACTAGCATTAGCACTAGGAATTAGTACGAAATTTATCTGATTACCATTGGATAGCGACCAATCTGTAAAAGGTTGTTGTTTAACACCATCTAAAAATAGTGCTAGTCTTGTTTCATTTAATACTGGAGATGATATAGTAAATGCTTTAGTTGAACCATCACCTGTGAAATATTGAACATTTAACATTTCTAGTCTTTCTTCAACGTAATCTGTTTGGTCTCTTCCAACAGCATCTGATTTTCCATCTTCAAAATATTTTGATACTTCAATTGATTCATTGCTAGAGTTAGGATCAACAGACGTTAGGTATAACATACCTTCTTTTGTACGTCTTATTGCATTGAATTTCTTTAAGTATTTTATTCCTGTTGTTCCTGGTACTAAATAAGCCATTGATTTTCTCTAATTTGTAATATTTATTTTTCTCATTTTTTCTATTCTGTCATTGCCAAAATACTAGCAAACGCCTCCACATCAACAGAAGATGAATCAGGAGAAGGTTCAGCAGTCACTCTTAATATATCATTGTTCTCTAAATTTATTGGTTTATCTAGTGTCAATGTATTACCCACAGGAACCTCTAAATTTTTAGCGACAAATACAAAATTTGTTGGATTAGTATTTGTATTTTTAGCTCCATCAATTGTAACTTTAACATTTACTCTAGCTATACTATACTCACTTCTATTTGAAATAAACAATGCGTGAATTACCGCTTTTTCAGTATTAGACGCTTGGTACATATTACCAGTAGAATCATCTATTACTGGAACTGTTATTCCTGAATTCTTAAATATACTTGCCATAATTTATCCTACGAACCAAATACAACAGAATAAGCCAATGCGTCATCTTGCGTACCAAGAGTACCTGAAGCATTAGGTAATTTTAATGTGTTATCAGAAGTAGGTTCATCTACTGTTAAAGTAGTTTCAAAAGCGTCTTCTAAATTACCTTCAAAGATAAAATTTGCACCGTTCATAGTGATTGTTCTATCTGTAATAGAACCGTTAGCAGTTACGTCTTGCAAAGTAATTGATCCTGCACCACCTAACTCTTTAATTTGTCCTACACTTGTTTTGGTATAAAATTTACCGTCTTGGACGTTCATAGCCAACTCACCGACTTCCATATTACTTGCTGATGGAATACGAGTTGCTACTTCTGAACGATATGGTTTAATTTTTGTTGCCATTATTTTTTCCTGTTTATTCTAGCTCTAAATTTAATTTTGTTAATTAATTTTGATTTAGATAATCTTCTATCTAATTCAATTCCTATTTTTCTACCAATTCTCTCTAATTCTTTTTTAGTTTTATTCTTTAAATCTTTAACTGTAACTACAGTAGTCTTTGGTTTAACTGGGTCGTAAGAACTAACTGTTTTATTAATTAATCTTTTGATCCAACCAAACATTAGAAAGTTCCTCCATCAACTGTTGAAACTTCTACGTCACCTGATGTAACTGTAAAGTTGTCAGCAGAAAAAGAAGCAACTCCTATATTTGAATTACTTGCTAACTCACCAACAATCTGTAATTTATTTCCATTTGCAATAGTATTAATTCCTTCACCTGCCATAAATTCTAAAGTACCTTCTATTGAAACTTGACCTTGTGTTGAAGTTTCATCTTTAAAATATATTACTGGATTATTTAATTTGTCAGTTGTAATTGAACCACCTAACATAGCATTTGTAACACCACTAGCTTTAACTCTTAATTGGTCGCCACTAACTTCAAGTGAACTATTATCAGGATTTGTATCAATTGTATTACCATCTTTAACTAATCCTGCACCTGCAGTAATTTGACCTGCACCAGAAAATTGTGCTACATCTAAATCAGTTGTTCCAAATGTTGGAGCACCTGTGTGTGTAAATACATAACCGTTATTCGCATTTAAAGTTCCTTCTTCAACGAATACGAAAGCACCACCACTTAATTCAGATGGTTGGTCTTCTGGAGTTGCTCTTGTTAATACAAAAGCAGTTGATCCATCACCAACAGTTGTAACTGTGTAAATACCGTTTTCAGAAGCGTCTGTTTGATTTTTAACTAAAATTCTATCACTAGCACTTGGTGTTGATCCATCAAGTGATAATGCACCGTTTGATGTAGCAGTTAAAGTTGCGCCAACACCAGCAGTTCCATTTGAATAAGTTGCTGATAAATTAGCAGTTGTACCTAATCTACAAGAAGGTTTAGTATCTAAACCTTGAGCAACTTGGTCAACGTATGCTTTGTTAGCAACTGATTGGTCTTGGAATCCACTTCTATCTTCATAGCCACTTGGTAGAATAACTGTACCAGTTCCGTGAGGTGTTAAATGAATATCTTTATTACTTGCTGTTGTTGAAATTGATTGACCGTTTATTGTAATGTCATCAATTACTAAAGATGTTAATCCAGCTAAATCTGTTTCTGTTGCACCTAAAGTTAATACTGAACTACCTAATGTTGTAGTAGGATTTGCTAAATTTGCATTTGAAATTCCAGCAGTACCAGATAAGTTAGCATTTGTTAATGCTGTTGCTTGAATTTCTACATTGTTATCAGTTACAACAGTAGCCATTCCTGAACCACCTGCAAAAGTTAATGTTTCAGCAGTATTATAAGTATCTGTTCCTGTATCACCTGC